GGTTGTGGTTCCGTAGTATCTCAGGAAGTTAGCGCCCAAAAGAGTCGCACAAACATTACCGTTTGATACTTCAGCTTGAATGTTCGCCCAAGAAGAAGGCCGTCTGAAAAGCTGTTGAACGAGATAAGCGCGGTCAAAAACGGTCAACGCTTTTTGCGTTTCCGTACCGTCATACGCTATGTCAGCAGTACACTTCCAGACGATATAGTATTCGTAATCGTCCATGTCTGCGGTGAACGTGCCTGCGGTTTTTGTGGCAATGCATGACCGCGCCGAAGTACTCGGTGTCCAACCGGCATAGTTCGTGTTGTCAAGCGTGTCGGCGAAAGTATAGAATGAATCATTGATACATTCAGCGTCTTTGCCCATCCACGCCATTTCGCCGCTCATGTCATGGAAGACAGCTTCGCCGCCTCCAACCTTTGGAACTATAATAGACGGCACTTGCAGGAATTCAGCGCCTGCAATCGTGATGTCCTGCACACAACCACCGCCATTCAGGAAATCGTAAGTGCTTTGGAAGTGCCGTCCTGAGAAATGGTCGGAACCGTAGCCGCTCCGTTGACTTTGCCGCTTGCGGTATAAGCGGAATAGCCGCTGAGGATGTTCGCCGCCGACGCCGTCGCGTCGCTGGTCTCGTAGAATACCGCGTTTCCGGAGGCCCCAGAGAGGGGCACCTGGATGTAGGGCACGGAATTATAGCTCGAGCCATTAATCAAAATATTTTTCGCCATGATTTTCCTCCATCAAGAAACAGTAAGATATGCACCGTTCCAGGTGATCAGCCCATAATTCGACGGGATCGGTGCGATCGTGACGTCGTCCGTCATGCGCAGGTGTTTAGTTCGGAGTACCTGCGGATCGGCGGCCGGCGTGACCACATACGGGCCTTCGTAGGGATCCCGGTCAGTGAACGACCTGGCGATCGGGAGGCCGGTCGAAGCGCCCAGCGCTGGGGGCGAGATCTTCACGGCCAGCGCGGGCGGGTGGAAGGTGGCTATCAGCTTCAAGCCTTATCCACCACCTTGAAGTTACCGCACGGGATCACGTTGCAGAGGTAGCTCCCGTCCTGGTAGACATCCATGCGGTAGACATAGGCGCCGGGATGGAAAAGCGCGCTCTCTTCCTCGGTCAGCACCAGGGAGAACGTGTTCTCCTCGAACGTGTCGTAATCCTTCTCCAGAACCGTCTCGCCGTTGAGCGCCGTCCTGATCGTGATCTTGATGCAGTCTCCGGCTGCGAGCTGCATCCCGTTGAGAGTGACGGGCAGCGCGAGGCCGAAGTCGCCCTCGGCCATGGTGAGGGCCTGGCCGTCAACTTTCCATGCCATTTGTGTCACCTCCGTTTAATCGTCGTCCTCCAGAAGCCCGGAGTATTGCTTTTCGTCATCGCAAGCCATCTCAGCCCCCATACACCAACAGCACAATGATGTCTTTAGTGCTCATTCGTCCTCCAGTAAGCCGGAGTAGGCTTTTTCATCATCATCGGCCATCAATTAAACTTGAGAACTATTGTGGCATCGACCACAACACACTGACCAGATGACAGATTTGGGAAACCGCCCTCTCTATCGACTACAACTTTCACAAGATTGTATGCTCTGATTGATGTTGTAATAGTGTAATTGCTATTAAGAAAATCTAAACTGCCAGCCAGCGAGAGTCCGTTCGGGCCATAGATTCTTACGTTGTTGCACCTTGTGACCGTTGCTGTTATTCCTTGAGGAATCATCTTTGCAGTTGTCACCGTGAAGCCGATGCGAGTAACGCCGTTGTTCTCCGTGACAACGCCGGGGAAGTCCGTTGTAGCACCAGCAACACGAGTGTTTGCATAATTCCCACCAGACTTGTAGTAAATCTCGTTCCCAACAGCCTCAGCGTCTGCCGCTACCCCCGATGTGGTCAGAGTAGTGTCCGTTGCTGCAAGAAGCGCAATGTTGGACGCTGCGACCGTCGAGATCGTGGAGTCGGTGGGGCTGGTGGCCATGACGAGGCGCAGATCGTAGGCCGGCAGCGTGGTCAGGTCGAGATCCGTTGTACGCCAGTTGACGGACTTCACAAAAGAGGAACCGTTCCAGGTTCCCATATAGGTCCCGGCATTATAGCCGAAGACTATGTACTTATAGCCTGCTGCGATGCTGATCGTCTTGACGCCTGAGCCAATGTAGCCTGCCGTCCTGATCCTTGTGGTTGACGAGGAATTCGAGCCGCTGGAGCTGCTGATCGCGCCGACCGCCCAAAGGCTCGACGCGTTGGTGTCGAAAAAGACCGCGTTCGCGACCTCTCCAGCGAGGCCGAGCCGTCGGTCGATTTCTTCGCCGGTGTAAATAGAGTTGTAATATTCGTCTGGCATATCTCAGCCCTCCTCAATAGTAGATGATCGCGCATCCTGGAGATCCGGCAGATCCGGCGCCACCGGCGCCGCCGTGGCCACCGATGCCGCCCGCCATATCGTAAATGCCTTGGCCGTAGAAAATAACCTCAAAATAGGTGCGGTTGTACCAGGTAGTGACACCGGCGCCGCCTCCGCCACCGCCTCCGTGGCCGCCGTTTCCGCCGCAGCCGGGGCGAGAGTCTGCCGCAGGTGCTGCGCCGCCGTTGGCGCCGTTCCCGCCGACGTCGACCCCAGCAAGAGCAGTCGGAGCTCCGTAGCCGGTGATTTCAATCGTGGGCGGCTGATAGGCGTCCATGGCTGTATTCTTGACGAGGACCTTGCCAGCGCCGTCTCCGCCGTTGTTCCCGGCAGCAGCTCCGCCGCCTCCGCCTACGCCGCAGACAGCAAAGACTCCGCCATCGGTGAGGCCCATCTCGATCGGGGTGAAATATTTGCCGGTGTGGAAAGTGTACTTCTGCACCGTTCCTGTGTCAGGTTCCCGGCTGGGGGTATCGCTCTGGCCGATTCCGCCGTGGTAGGTGACGCCGTTGTATTCCACGTTTCCGCCGTTCTCCGGCTCGCGGAATTGGAAGTCGTCAAACGAGACATTCGCGTCCCACTTCAGCGTCTTCCACAGCCCACCTTTGCCACCGTCGGCTCCTGCGAGGCCGTCCACACCGGGCAGGGCGTAGATCTGGCCGCTCATTTCGTCGTAATAGCCGGTGTCCGAAGACGCGCCGTCTGCGGACGTGATGAGCTGTGTGCCCGCGGCGCAGCGGGACGCCCTGCCGGAGCTGGTCAGCACGAGCTCTGTCAGGCCCTCGGTGCTCACGGTCTGGCCGAACACTTTTGCCCCCGCTCCATGGAGACCGCCTGCGCCGCCTGCGCCGCCCGCGGGTGAGCTCGCGCCCTCGGCGAAGTCGCCGTCTGCGCCGTTTTCTCCGGCGAGCCCGTCGTCTCCGTAGCCGATCAGGACAACGCGGACGCGGGTAACGCCGTCGGGAATGGGCCAGCTCACGCTGGAGCCGTCGGTGAGGGCGATCTCCTGCCGATGGGTGTAGGCAGCGCCCCAGCCGACCGGAATATAGTTCTCGATGATCTCACAGGTGGCGCGCCGGAAGCTGGAATAGTTGGTCGACATTCGCATGATGAAACCGATCATGCTCTCCTGATAGGAATTCCAGAGCCGGTAGCGTCCGCCGCATTTTTCCTCGTTGACCACGATGTCCTGGGTCACGACCATGCTGTTGAAATAGAACTGCGCGAGCCTGTCGAGCACGTTGTCGCCGTTGACCATAGTGACCAGCGTGGCTTCCTCGACACGGACGTTTTTCTCGACCACGTCGTCGGGGTTCTCGCGGGAGATCACCTTTGTGGTATGGATGTACGGCTTCCCGAGGAGCTGCCCGACGCCGGAGACGACGGCGTAGTTTGTATTCTTCTGGTGGATCGTGAGGTTGGAGCCCTCGGCCTGGTGGATCGAGTCTGAGTAAATCGGCCGGTCGAAGACGACCATGATGTGGTCCACATAGTCCGCCGTGTTGTCGAGCAGGGTCTCCTCCTCGACGGAGCTCATGTAATGGTAGCCGTGCTCCACGACCTCGATGTGGCTCGCCGGTTCGTTGTAGTTCACGCTGCCGCCGAAGAAAAGCCTCTCTTTCGGGATGGTCTGAAGCTCATCATTTTCGGAAGCCTTGAGGAATGTAAACTGCATCTTGCCGGAGTATTCCTCTTTGATGATCTGCACACCGTAGGCCATGACGAGCTGGTGCAGGTTGCTTCGCTTCGTCCCATAGGGGAGCCAGCCGTAGACCTTTTGCACGGCGACGTCGCTGTCGATCGTGTAGGAATACTGACTGCCGAGGATCTCCGCGACGACGGAAGAAAAGCTCTCCCCGGTGTAGACGCCCCCTTTGTGGATCTGCCGGTCCATGAGGCCGACGGCCGAGATGGAGTTGATCCGGTATTGCGTTCGCCCGATGCGCTCAACATTTTTTACAAAATACTCGCCTGCGTCGATGCCGGAGCTGATAAAGTGGACTTTTGTGCCATAGGGCAGTTTTCGCAGGTCTTCCGTGTAGCGCCCGCAGAAGATCTTCCCGTCGCTTGTCAGCATGCCGCTGCTGCAATTTGACGGCCGGAAGCGCCGCCGGGGAATGACTTCGTAGTTGACGACCGGCGTGCACGAGTCGATGAAGAGCTCACTGCCGATAAGGTCGACCGCGGTCTCGCTGTTAAGGCTGACCATCTCGGCGCGGTCGAACACGACCAGCGGCGCGTAGAGATCGCCGACAGCAACCTGCAGCTCGCCCTTCTGGTAGGGCTCGAAGTCCGTGTCGGCGCTGTCGGCCGCCCGGACGACCGGGTAGAAGGTGGTATCATCGTAAACAGCCCCTGTCCGATAGACGGCCCAGAAATACCAGTAGCCTGCCGGGATCGTGAACGTGTGGGGAAAGTCGTGATACTGCTGCTCTGTGTCGGGGAAGGTCTGGAATACGCGGTCAATATTGGAATACATGAAGACGTACCCGGGGAACCCTTCAACGGTGATCTCGGTCTCCTGCTCAAAATAGCAGGCGCCGATCCGCTGCCGGAAGCTGTTTGCAGTCGTGACGGTCACTGTGCCGTCGTTCCAGATCTCGCCGGTGTCGGAGTCCCTGGAGTAGCTGAGTCCATAGATGACGCCGTCCTGATAGTCTACGAGTCTCAGATAGTTTTTAGCCATCTCACAGCTCCTCCAGTTTGAAAGAGATGTTCTCCCAGACGTAGTCGGAATCCTCGCCGGTGGGCGCGATGTCGTTGAAGAACGACGCCGCCTGCGCGCTGGCATGCATTTCTTTGGTCACGGTTCCGAGCAGCGGGTCGTTGTAGGTCACGTGGACGATGTTGGGTGTGATCGCCGTGAGCAGCGTCTGCAGCTCGTAGGCGCGCATGGCCCGGCACTCGATGTCCAAATCGACCTTCACGGCGAGGATGTCCATCTGCGTGTAGCCGGCGAGCGTGACGCCGCCATTGGACCCGGTCACGTACCTAAACGACCAGGAGAGGCCGCGGAATGCAATGAGCCCGGAGATCTCGGTGCCGTCAATGGTGACGGGTGAATTGATGATCATGCGGCGCCTCCTCTCAGGCGATCACGAGCTGGAAGCCGTGGTCGTTGGTCACTTCGTTCAGATCCTTATAGATCGCGCGGGCGAACTCACGCCCGTTGAGCATGAATATCGCGGTGCGCTGCTCCTGCCGCCCGGTGGCCGATGTGTCCAGACTGGACACCGGTGCCGGAGCCGTGCGGGGCAGCGTGCTGCCGGGCGCCGTGGCCTGGTCGAACGTACTGACGGCGGAGGCCGCCATCTCGTCAGTGGCCAGCGTGATCGGCTGCAGGTTGTCCTCGATGCCGACGGCCATGCCGGCGGGCAGCCAGTGGCCGACCTCGTCAGCAAACAGCTTTGACGGCGAGCCGATGCCGAGGGCAGACTTCGCTGCCGCCAGCGCCTGCCGTGCGAGATTGCCCAGCGCGTCGAACAGTGCCGCACCCGCGTCCCAGATGCCCTGGCAGACGCCCTGGATGATCTGGGAGCCAACGCTCAGCCAGTCGACGGAGAAGAACGCCTCGACCGCCGAGGCCAGCAGGCCGGGGATCATCGCGGCGATCTCCGGGAACGCCTGCGCGAGGCCGACGCCGAGCTGCACGATCAGCTCAAGGCCTGTCGCGATGAAGTCCGGAGCCATCTGGATGATTGCCTCCACGAGCTGGGTGATAAGACCGGGCAGCTGCGGGGCGAGGTTACCGATCATGCTCAAAACGTTGTCGCCGAAGGCGGAGAAGCTGGTTATCAGGTTCGAGAGTGCCGTGTCGAGGCCTTCGCCGGTCATGAGCGCAGCGAGGACGTTTTCCCACGAGGCCTTAACGGCATTGAACGATCCGGAGAGTGTCGTGCCCGCCTCCTGAGCTGCCACACCTGTGAGGCCCAGCTCGGTCTGCACGGCGTGGATCGCGGAGTAGACGTCGCCGAGGTTGTTGATGTCGTACTTGACGCCGGTCAGCTTTTCAGCGTCGGCGAGGAGGCGCTCCATCTCGGTCTTCGTGCCGCCATACCCGAGCTTGAGGTTATCGAGCATGGTGTAGTTCTGCTTGGCAAAGCCCTGGTAAGCCGCCTGCAGGGAGCCGATGTCGGTGCCCATCTTGGCGGAGTTGTCCGCCATGTCCATAATGGCGGTATTGGCCGCTTCGACGGCTGCCGTGGTGTCGCCGCCGAAGGCCTGCTTCAGAGCGGCGCCGAAGGAGACCGCCTGCTCGGCGTAGTCGTTCGCCGAGATGCCCGCGGAAGCCGCCTGCATGGCGAACTCTTTGGCCTGGTCGGCCGCGTCGCCGTAGATGGTCTCCAGGCCGCCGAAGCTCTGCTCCAGCGCTCCGCCGGCGTCGAAGGCGTCTTTCAGCACCTTGCCGACGGCGGCGACGGTGAGCACGCCCTTGAGCGAGCTAAGAAGTCCGGCGCCGGCCTTGCCGCCTGCGCTGGATCCGGCGCTCGCCGCAGGGCCGCCGAGGAGGCTGTCGATCTGTCCCTCAATGCCAGGGGCTTTGGGGACGATATTTACATATGCATTGCCGATGCTTTCGGCCATTGTTTATCCCTCCTCCGTCATAGCGGCGCGCCAGGCATTGTAGGCCTCCACGCTGTCGAAGCCGGAGGTCTCTTGCTTTTTCTCGCCGCCGAGGATCGTCTGCAGGATGCTTTTTGGCCGGTTCCTGCCTTTGGAGCCGTCCTTGGTGTTCTGCCATGCCAGGATGTGCAGCGCATCCACGGCCATGGCCAGGAGCATGGTGCCGGTGTCTACCGGCGCTCCCGTGATTTTTCGCGCGATACGAGAATTCGGCCCCAGCCCGGCGGCCAGCGCCGCCGCCGTGAAAACGGGCAGCTGGCGCCAGTCGAGAACATGGTAGACCTCGGCGAGATCGCAGATCAGTGCGGTTTCGTCGAGGGCAGCCATGCGGGCGAGGCCGATCAGTTTTTTACGGCTTCCCCTCCGCCCGTGAGGATCTCGGTGAGCTCGCGCTCCAGATCCGCAGGCGGGACGCGCCCGCCGTGGAGGCTGCCGAGATGGGCATACAGGGCCTCCGTCTGCGTTTCGCCGAGCAGAAGCACCGGGAGATCCACCAGCGCAGCCGTGCGCTGCAGCGGGGAGGCCTCCGGGTCAACGATGGCGCGGATGTGCCGGAGCACGCGCATGTCGTTCGCGCTCTGCTCGTCAAAATCAGCGGAGAAGCCGGTCGATGTAGTGATTTTTCTCACGGTCTCGCCCTCCGGGTCACGCCGAGGTCTTGATGTACTCGAAATGCGTCACGCCGTTGGCGTTCGGCAGGGCCGTGATGGTGATCTCGTAGCCGACGGCCTCATCGTCCTTGTAGACGACCTCGCCGAGCTCGGAGATGGAGCCGGTCGGGATCACGACGCGCTTGAGCACGCCGCCCTTCAAGCTCATCTCGATCACGAAGGACTTGTCGGCCAGCTGCGCAGAGGTAGCGTTGACCGTGATGGTGCCGGTGCCCGTGGTGACGTTCGCGTCGCCGTAGACCGTCTTGAGGACGTCCGCGTTGAGCGCCTCGATCAGGGTCAGCGTCCACGTGTCCTCCTTGGCAGTCTGCAGGATGAGGACCGTATCGCCGCCCCACGCCTTGACGTTCTCGCTCTCGGGCGAGTTGTTGTTGGTGACGCCGTCCTCGGAGACGTAGCCGAGCTCCTTGAACGCGGTTCCGAGCGCCGTGGTGGCGTCGGTCGGCAGCGTGGTGCCAGTCGGAGCGACGAACACAGCGCCCGCGACCCTGGGTTTGCCGGTCGTTACGTTTGCAACAGTGGGCATGTTATGCCTCCTTCTTTACAGGTAATGTGTGATGGAAAAAACCGCCTGATAGCGCGGCTTCTTCCGTTCCAGATCCGGGTAGTTATAGCTGCTGTCCAGCGCGCAGCGGCTGATCTCCGGCTCCGAGACGATCGCCTCCATGGCAGCCTCGACCTCTGCGCAGAGATCCGCGGCGTCGGCCCGGGACTCCGCCCAGGACTGCACGGCGATGGTGGCGGAGGAGATCTTGTTCTCGCTCCTGCCTCCGGTTTTCTCGACCGTCACGAAGCTGGGGAGGACGGGGCTCGGCACGTCGCCGCTTACAGGCACAGAGAGCTCGCCGGAAAGAAAGTCGACGATAAATTCTTCGATTGTCATAGCCTCACGCTCCCTGCTGCCTTAAGCAGCGAATTGTGCCTGCTGTTATCCAGCCTGGCCTTGAAGGTGTCGGTGCGGACGGAGGCGATGGCCACGAAGTTGATCGGATGAGCCGACTCCACTTCGTAGCCGTCTCCGGCTGCCGCGCTGATCTGCGCCGCCGCCTGATTGAGGACGCTCTGCATCCCGGCGGACTTCATGACTTCGTTGAGCCCGCGCAGGTTGAGCTTGAAGACCTTACTCACAGCGCTCCACCCGGACTTTCTTGTGCCACGGCGTAGGAACATTCGCCTCGATGCCCTGGATGGTATCGCCGAAGGTGCGGAACCTCTCACCGAAGATCTCGACCTCGGTGTCCGTCCAGACATGCTGGTCGCCCTTCGGGAGTCCGAGCATGTAGCGGATTTGCTTGCCGTACAGCGAAATCGAGCTGGTGATGTCGTCCGTGGTCGGCTCGCCGACGAGGACGTTTTCGACCTGCACGGGGGAGACGGAGTAGACGGGATTGTTGAGCCCGTCCACTCCGGTCTGCGTCTTCTCGTACAGAGTTACGGTCACGCCTCTCATGTCAACGCCTCCGGGACCAGCTCCTGCACGGGGCTGTAGCTGCCGATCTGATTGCCGAGGCCGAGGATCTGCCTGTCGGTCTTGCCGAGATACAGCTCGCCGGTGGCACCGCCGCTGCCGATCGTCCAGCTCTGAGAGTAGCCGAGGGCGCTCATGCTGCCCTGGGTCGCGCCCATGGGCACGCCGCCGGCGTCTCCGCCGTCTCCCAGGGCACGGATCACCATGCGGCAGGAGACGATTTTTTTGGCCTCGTCAGAGGCGTTAAGCGCAGCCGCGTCAATGAGCACGGCGGCGTCCTCAAGGAGGACAGAGCAGGTCTGCTCTTCCGTCTGGCTCAGATCGCGCCCCATGCGCGCCTGGACGTCTTCGATTGTTGCGTAGGCTGCCATGAGGTCACCTCATTTCTTTGCAGCTTTTCTTCTCGCCGGTTTCGGATCCGCCGGCGCCAGTGTGACGAAGCCGAGCTCCTCCAGCTGCGCCGCGCGGTCATCAGCCGCCTGGAACACATCCCCCGGATTCCGGAGGACGTGCTCCTGCAGATCCTGAAACGCGACGGTTACCGTCGCGGTGCGCATCAGGCGGAAGCGGTCGCCTTGACGATGCGGTCAAGGAAGACGGGCTTGACAGCGAGGCCGCAGTA